TCTTAACTTAAAGTTAAAAGTCTCACGGTCGATCGAGCAAGGCGGAGTTACCCAATTGAATGGGGCTTCGCAGCCTGATCTTACCCATAAGAAGAAGGAAAAGATTGCTTGTTCTCTTGAACTGAGAAACGAGTACAGACCATAACGATCGGTATCTGATGAGATGAAGTCTCTTTCGATTAATATATCTACAAGGTCCAACATGCTTGGCATGTTGTCCTTTGTAAGTACATTTCTCTTAATTGAAGACATCTCCTCACCTCTTAGAGAGAACCTTTTGGTAAACTCTATTTGGGAGTTCTCATGATCACCTATGACAGATTTTGCGATGTTTATATTAATACCATAAACATCCTCTATCAAAAAGCGATATTCACTAGCAACCTCCTTATTGAATATTACCACGTCATCACCAAGAAGTCTATAATCCTTGAAGAACTTGATGGGTAAACCCCGTCGAGCTCGACATCGACAATAGGCAAATTGGATGATATCGTGGTGCCACAGTGCGAATGATGGGAAGGAGGATAGTAAGCCTAACGGCTGACCTATTCCCCATCTTACATTCTCACCTGTGGCCTTCACTAAGAAGGTCCGATCCGTCATTACTGAAAGCCATGCTTTACCTAATTGTTGACCTCCCAACAGGTCTAATCGATATGCTTGCATAAACGCAGGTATACGATCAGATGCTGCTGAGAGATCAAAACAGTAAGTATCCTTTCCTTCAGCTTCCTTGAGTAGGGATTTAAACCCCTTATCTTGGTTGGCTGTTGAATCGGTACTTATTGCTCTTAGGGTGTTATACAAGGAAACTTGTATAACCTTCAAAGAAGTCTGACTCCAGTAATCAGCGATTGCAAAGATCCTAGTCTTACCACCAGGTTCGGCTGAAAAGCCTAATCTACCGGTAAGGTAAGATCTATGCGATTGGACGGTATTGCCTATATTAACTAACCATTTAGTGATCCAACTCTGCTGAAGAGCATTGTTGAGATCACAAATGGCGTTAAATAGAACAGTATCATCCATGACAGCACGCGCATCAAGATGTGCACAACTTACCGCTGGCCCGTTCGGGCCTTTGGATAACGTTGTAAACACTTGAGGTTCGTAACTGTCACGTTGGCGTAAAGAAC